CCTGTACCAGAATCTAAAATTAAACTATCTGAACCATCATGGTAAATCTGTAAATCATTACCAGCTCCAAGTTTTATTCTACTTGCATCACCTAATAAAACATCATGATTAAAGGTTGCAGTACCTGCATCTGACATATCAAGGGTAAGAGCTGTAACATCTGAGCCACCATCATTACCTATAAATGATAAGTCTGCATCAGATGTAGAAGCAGTTATACTTGCATTACCACCTGCTAAAACTAAATCGGGAGTTGAATCTAAATTAAATGTAATTCTATTTGTGCCACCATCTTTCATGCTTATTGTTGAGCCATCTGCATCAAGAATAATATCTCCTGCAACATCAATCGTAAGATCGCCACTAGATAAATCTATTTCAGTACCGTCTATAGTTATGTTGTCTACCGCCACACCTGCGTTTGCAGTTACAACACCACCCACAGCTAATGTAGAAGCCATATCTACAGCTCCATCTATATCTACTACGTCTAGGTTAGTAGTTCCGTCTACGTCTATAGAACCAGCTAAATCTATATCACCACTAAAAGTAGCTGTTTGTGCAAAGGTAACACCACCACCATCTGCTATAGTCATGGCATCATCGCCATCAGTAAATTCTATAAGACCTGTTTGTATTGAAGCTGATGTTTCTATAATTCCACTTGTTTGTAAATTTAAAGAAGCAAAAGCATCAACCATTGCTCCACCTGAACCTGCACCATCAGAATAAATTACTTTAGTTTTACCACTAGGTATTGTTACTGTAGCACCACTACCTTGTTTAATAATTATAGATTGTGAGCCACTTGTTCCGTTTTCTATGATCCACAGTTTAGATACAGTATTAGGTCCTATAGTAATAGTACAAGTAGAATCTAATGTGCCTGTATATTTTAAGAACATAGACCTACCTGGGTCTGTTGCTCCATCTGCTATTGTAGTTGTATGCGTATCAGCATTTGTAGTAATGGCTTCTGTGCCATAACTAAAAGCTTCTGCTATTAATTCAAGATTAGTATTTGTAGTTTCACCCCATGTACCACTAGCATCACCAGTAGCCATCTCGTTTAATCTTAAATCATTTACATATGAACTTGCCATTGTGTATTCCTCTTTATAATTTTATTATGCTACTTCACTCCAATCTGGTGTTTGTGAAGTAGAAATTTCTGAATAATTTGCTGTTTGTGTTGTTGATATATTACTATAACTTGCTGTTTGTGAATCATCTATTATAGACCAAATATTAACGCCTTGTATTTCTCCAGTAGCAGATAAACCAGTTATAGATATATCTGCTTTAGCTATTACAGTTTCTGATCCTAAACTTGTAGTTCCTGATAAACCTGTAACTGAAAGTATATTATTTGTTACTAAAGATATACTTCCTAAAGAACTTGTAGCAGAAATACCAGTAATAGCAACATTAGCTGCTGCAGATACCGATTCATCACCAAGAGTTCCTACTGATGCTGAACCAGAAACCCCTGTAACAGCAGCTCCCATTGTAATAGCATTACCTAAAGCTGAAGTTCCAGTATTACCTGTAACTGAAGTATTTGCATCAGCAGCAACAACTTCATCGCCTAATGCTGATGTGCCTACATTACCTGTAACAGAAATATTAGCTGTTCCTGTTACAGTTTCACTTCCTAAAGCTGATGTAGCACTTACTCCAGTAACTGATACTAAAGCTTTAGCTATTACTGTTTCGCTACCAAGTGCAGTAGTTCCTGCAACTCCAGTAACGACAACTGGTATAGGTTCACCCCAAGTAAGTTGTCCCCAGGTCCCACGACCCCAACCAGTTACATTAGCCATTGGCTATTAAGCTATTCTTATAATAGCATTTGATGCATCTGCTGCTGGAAATTGAATAGTAAAATCTCCTGCTGTAGAAGTCTTATCTCCACCAAAATCTAATACAGCAACTGCTGGGTCTCCTGATGCACTGTCGTTAAATATTAGGGCACCTCTAGCAGTAATAGTAGCTGTACTAAATGTTAAATCTGCAAAATCTGTTAGTGCAGTAGTGCCTGAAGTGCTAGGATCAACTCTAGTCAAAGAACCACCTTTAGCTGTATAACCTGTGCCACTAACTTCATTAGAGGTTGTGTATGCAGTTGTAGCTGCATCTAGTGATGCAGAGCTTGTATATAAAGCTAATTGAAAAGTGCTACCACCACTATTCTTAAAATTATGCACTCCTTCTAATAATTCTTTTTTAAAAGATGTGCACATTGCTTGTGAAATTGCCATTATAGTCTCCTAATAATTTCAGCCATATCTTTATGACCTTGTTGTTCTAATAATCCTGCTACAGTAGCTCTATCACTAACTATAGCTTGTTTTAAGTATAATAATACAACTTGTGTCATACTATCTTTAAATGCTTGTGCTTGTGCTTTAACCATAGGGTCAGCATTATCACTAATAGATATTAACTTATCTATAATTCTTTCAGTCCAATATTCAGGACTTAAACCTTTATTGTTAGTAGTTTTAACACTTATATCACCAACATTACTTGTTATATCTACACTAAACATTATGTTACCTGTTGTCTTACAGGACCTGTCCTGTAGTTATCTTTAGTATTTTTACCTTCAGCAAATACTTTAAATCTTGATACAGCCTCTTGAAATCTTTTTTCATAATTAACCATAATATCTGGTTCACCTTTCATAAATGTATAAGCCTCTACCAAAGACCCATATAATAAACAATCTGGTCCATTTGTGCCTATATAACTTGTTCCATCACCACTTGTTGTAATAGATGTTGGTGTGTATTCATAATGAAGTTCTGCAGTAAAATTTGCATTTGGTGTTGGTGCAACAATAAAACTATCTTCATCAAATCTAGCATAATATTTTGGCACACCTGTTGTAGAACTATTAGGATAAGCTTCTCTTATAAAAGCTACATCTTTAAATAGTAAATACTCATAGCCACTATTATCTACAGCTAAAGAATGTGATGATAAAAAGTCAGTAGGAGTAGATAAATATTGATTACCTAATGTTAAAGTTCCTGTAACATTTTTTCTAAATACTGGAAGCGATACAAGTTTTTGTATCCTATCCTCTGTATTAACTATAAATTCATCTAAATTATTTACAAAAGTAGTTTCTGTATTATTAGTATAATCTTGTATAGCTGTTTTTAATGTTGTAAATGTCCAAGCCATTATCCTGTACTCACTTTAACTTTCCCAATTTCTGTTCTTAATATAAGTCCTGTTCCTGATACAGGATTAAATCCAAAATATTTAGTAGATGATTTTTCACCTCTATCAGGTCTTGGATTAAATAATGATTGATTGTCAGATGAGTCTACCTCACCAATTTTTAATTGTGGATGATCAACATCAAGACAATTAGGACAAACTCTTAATCCATTACGAATACTATCTTGTATTTCGTATTGTAAATCGTTTAGCTTATAAGTAAAACCACATCTATCGCAATCACCTAAAGCTTTTTTACCTACTGCATAACTCATCTATATAAATTTATATCAGGAACAAATTTGACAGATGCTCTTTCTCTATCAGCATCGCTTACATCGTTCCAAAGTTCATCATACCTTTGTTTAATCATTCCAACTCTATTCTGTGCTTCAGGTATTTTACAAGCTAAATTATAAGCTAAAGCATATGTTAGACATGGTAAATATCTACTAGGTACATCTGCGTTATTACTTGCGACATTACCAGCATCTTCTATTCTTTTTATATAGTCATATACTAATGTATATGTTTCTGCAGAATCAGGTGTTGCCCATAAAACTATACTATTAGAGCTTGTGCCTTTATCAATAAAAAACTGAGTTGGTTTTGATTCTAATAATTTAACAGCTTGATGATTATATTCTGTTCTTGATATTCTGTTTAATCTTTGATCAAACTGTTTATCTGTATTACCTGCATCTGTTCTTATAAAAGCATCTACTACTTCTAGAGCACTAGATTCTAAAGTATATGAACTAGTACCAGCAGTAAGTGTCTGAGTAGCTTGTTCTATCTTCCAAAGATTTAATCCTTTATTTTGCCACTCTAAGAAAATAAGATTAAGAGCACGCTTTGCTCCTTTGTAATCATATCCAGAACGCAACTCACTACCACATAGATCATAAGCTTCTTCCATAATATCGCCTAAATCTAACGTAAATGCTGTTGTTCCACTTGTTGCCATTATTTACCTTCTTTTTTTCTTATTGCTTCTTTGCCTTTTTTGGCGATTCTTGCTTGTTCTTTTTTACCTGCGACTTTTGCTCTTTGTTCCAACACAGTAAGGATTTGGATTTTTCTAGCAAAAGGTTTGTTAATTCTTTTAACTTTAGCCACAGTTCTACGAGCATCTGCTGGAGTTCTGAAAGCAATGCTAACAGTGTCTTTTGGATTTTCATCAGTATATAATCTCCTCCCACTTCCTTTGGGTTTTTTTCCTGTTCCTACTTTAGGGTCTCTACGTTTTCTCAATTAACACTTCCACCTTCTACGAGCCTGTCTAATTCTTGAATTAGGATCATTTCTAGTTTTAGCTGAACTACGTTTAAGTTGTCCTAAAGACCTTGCACAATAAGACTTTCTACGTTTTGCTGCCTTACTACCTTTTTTAACTTTACCTGTTACTGCTGTTTTTAACTTAGAACCAGGATTTAACTTTCTATAAGCTTTAACTCCTGCCTTAGTCATTCCAGCTCCAGACTTAGTAGATCGGAAATTTTTTTTATTCCTAGGCGGCATCTTCGCCTGTTTTCTTATAGGCATATTTACTACTTAGTTTTTTTACCGCCTTTCATACCACCTTTAGTAGACATTTTGCTTCTCATCATAACTTTTTTACCTGCAGCATAACCTCTATTTTCCATAGGTTTATCATTGGTCATTCTAGTATTCATACCCATACTAAACATTTTTTTAACATATTGCTTATTAGACTCAGCTCCCATTTCAGTTGCTTTTACTTTTCTGCCACCAACCATACCACCTTTGGTGCCCATCTTACTTTTCATGCCACCCTTGTAACCCATTTTACTTTTCATTTTTCCTGCCATAATTTTATACCTTTACTTAGATGCAGCTTTTTTAGGTCTACCCTTTTTTTTAGCTGCTGTTTTCTTAACTGTTTTCTTTTTTGGTTTTTTACCACCAACATAAGCTTCATTAATATCAGGTGTAGATAAGTCGTCAGCTATATAATGACCTTTATCATCTCTAGCTCTCACGCCATTCATCTCATCACACTTGCGTTGTGCATCTTCTAAATCAGGATCAGGACCAAATACTGGTCTCCAAATACCATCATCTGAAACTTCTAAAACTTTGTATTGTGGTGGAAATTCACCAGTTTCTGAAATTATATAATTTTCCATAATAAATACCTGTTAATCAGAATATACTTTAACCATTTCTAAAACAATAGAATAAGTATCCCCTGATGAGTGTCCTTTAGTAGTAAGAAGAATGTCTCCATTTTTACCACTGCCTGCGTTATTTGGAAGTCCTCCAAAATCTTTAAAATCCATATGTCCATTACTACTTTCAGCAAGCTCCATAAGTAAAACATTACTAGTTGCATTTAAAAATAATTGCACTGACATACCTACAATAGCATGACTAATACGCATTACTCTTACTTCTGAACAAGATGTTCCTGCAGAGTTAGCGGCTAAGGCAGATACATCTACCTTAGCTACTGCGGATTCGCCAGTACCATCGCTGACATTTGTAAACTTCATAACACAATTTCTTTCACCATCAATAATAGTTTGTGATGTTACTGCATCAGCCATAATCTATCTCCTATTAAGCGTCAGCAAATGGAGTTACTAAAGTGCCTGAGCCTAAAATAATTCCTTCTACAGCGTATTTAGCACTACCCATTACAGTTACCTTAATAATACTACCTGCTAATCCACCTTTAGTTGAGCCATTTAATGTAATGACATCATTAGATGCACCAGAAATAAAAGTTTTACCTGTTGCATCAGTAACACCAGTATATAAACCACCTACAAATTTATCTGTACCATCTGTAAGAATATCCATATCGGTAGCTGCTGTTTCTACTACAAAAGTAAAAGTAGCTCCTAAGTTGTTTGTTTGATTTGGGTCTCCATCTTCACCTGGAGCTGTTGCTACTATGCTAGGTAAAGTAAACTTACCATCAGCATCATTACAAGTTAATATTTTTCCTGCATGTGCTGCAACAGTAAGTGTAGTGTCTGCTGTTAAGCTAACTACATTTGCATTACCTGCTGATATAAATCCTGCTAATGACTTAACTGGACCTGAAAAAGTTGTTTTTGCCATAATTTTCTCCTCGAAAATAAGTTCTATCGTCTTGGCTTGTCTGCTAGGTCAGTCTATAGAACAATTAAAAATCCTAGATATTAATAATATAACATAAAAAAAAGGGGAGCGTGTGCTCCCCTAAAAGTTCTTACGAACTACCTGGTGAACCAAAGATACCTAGTGGATCAGATACACCGAAAGAATATCTTTCTCTCGCCTTATATCTAACATTACCAGTATCGAAGTCTCCATCCATAGTAGTAGTCATAGGTGCTCTAACAAAATGCTTCATTCCATCTGGAACATCTGTTGTGATAAAGAAAGCATTTGTATCAGTTAAATAATGATTAACTGAATAACCTTCTGGAATCACACCATTAGTTTTCACTGCATTTATGTCATTGTCAGCAGTTCCTACTCTATAATCACTTTGTAACAATCTAGTTGCTACAAACTGTAGGTCACTAGGAATAATAAGTTTCCTAGCTTTTGCTGCAATTTTAAGACCTCTTTCATCAACATATTTGCCGATTTGAATGATTGCATCTTCTAAAGATGTTTCATTTAAATCTGCACCTGTTGATGGTCTATTACTATTGGTGCCACCGTTTACAAGTGGGTGAGCTGTGCTAAATAAAGCAACACCATCACCAGAAGAAAAAGTAGTTGAGAATCCATTATTTAATGGAAACGCTGCTTTTACTTGCTTTGTATAAGACATAGCTCTAGCTAATGCTTTAGTATATCTAGCTGATACTGAAACGTATAGATTATCTTCCATAGCTTCTTCAGTAATGCTGAATCCTAAACCAATAGTTTCATGCGTATATCTAGCGACAAAAGATTCTTGTGCAGTATCATAAGTGATAGCTGAACCTTCATCTTTTACTGGAGCAGCTCCAAAACCAGATAACTTCAATTCTTCTTCGAAACTTCTTTCAGAATTTTCAGTTACATAGATTTCTTCATGCTCATTTTCATAACGATTATATTCTTCGCCGAATAATGCGTTAAGACCAGGTAAGAGTTGTTTTAACTCGTTAGCTCTTGAAATAGCTGCCATAATTTACTCCTTAACCTATACCTGTTGTATTTAACAACTGGTGTCCGACATTAAACATTACTAATACATCAGTAAATGAATCACCAACTGCACTATCTGGTCCATCTACAAAGTCAACGACTTTAAGTGGTAGTGTATTGGTGGTATTTGCTGTATTACCATCGACTGCGTTTTTACTTGTACCTATTGCTGTACTTCCTGCAGTTTGCACAACAGCACAATTCTTGCCAAGATCGTCTTGTCCAAGAGTTTCGTCTGATTGCATTTGCATTAGTATGAATGGGTCAGAAGCAACATACGCAACAATATCATCTGCAGCAGTTGAAGCTGGATAATATTGATTTGGTGTGAATTGACCTGTTGTTGGGTCTGTATAAGCACAACCAAGGAATACACCAATAGGTGTTAAAGATGTTGTACCAGTATCCTTTTGGACAGTGGTATTAGGGTTATCGTCACCCCACTTTACAAAATCTCCAAAGAATATGGATGTACCATATGCATTTTTAATTTTGTAATGTGTAACTTTTCCTTGATATGGACTTCCAACTACAGTACCAACTGGTCTTGCTCCGTGTGGAGCTGCACTTGATGCCATAATTTTCTCCTAAAAAAAAATTAAATTAATATAACAAGATACTATGAATCTTTACCAAATGTTGTTCTTGATTTTCTTTCAAATACTTGTTTGGTAGCCATTCTTGAATCTTGATCCTTAAAATAAGTGTTATCTACAGATTCCATTTGAGACTCTGCTAAATTAGAAAAATATTCGTCTCTAGCTTTTGCCTTTTCTAATGGCATCTTACATAACAGTTGTCCACCAATCTCAACATTACCTTTCTTTGACCACTCAGAATTATGGTCCATCATATGAATCTGTAGTTCTGGATGATCCTCTAATCTACAAGGTTGCCATCCTTCTCTAAGTTTTCTTGATACATTAGGATTATCAGCATTACCTAAAAGGCTTGTTCTGATATACCTAAATACCCATCCTTCTTGTGGTTCAGGGTTTGGTAAGTTTGATGGATTTTCCCAACTTTGAATACGCTGGGAAGCCTCTCGGCTCTCTATCTCCCTAGGGGTACGCTCTGCTGATTCTTGTTCAGCATTAATATTATCTTGATTATCAGGTAAATCTGACATCTTAGTTCTCCTTTAAAAGTTGATTTGCATACTGCTCAGGCGTTATATTAAGTCGCTTTGCGAGGGCAACTTGGCTCTGTGTCAGATGAATTTTGCGAGGGGTTTTACTGCTATTCCTCGTAGCAGGTGCGACAGGATTGATTACCTGCCTTCTTGGTGTTTCTACAACTTGATCTGCTTCCACAGATTGTTGTTGTGCTACACCAAAGAAACTTGGAAATTGTTGTTTCATTTTTGCGTCAACCTCAGAATAATACTGCTGAGAGTTTTTTTCAGGGTCTACGCCATTTGCTTGCAATGATTGATCTACATACATAGCAAATGATGTCATCTCTTTATGTATTGGCTCACTACCCATAAACCAAGGGTTTCTTTTTGACCATGCTTCCATTTCTGGATCAGGTTGAGAAACATTCTCTTGTTGAGGTTCTACATATTCAGATGCAACTTGGTCTTGTAAATTTTGTGCATAACTACCTGCTTGTTGTTCAGCTAAAGTAGCTTGTGCTAACTCAGCCTGTGCTGCAGCCATTTCTTCTGCATTACCTTCTTCGTAAGCTTTTTTAAACTTTTCTTGTGCGTTATATCTTGCCCATTGTGCATTATTAAGTGCCTGTTGATTCAATACATCGCCACCTTGATTAACTATACTTTGTAGTTTTTTATTTTCGGACATCAAAGTTTTTAAAACTTTTGTAGCTTCTTTTGATTCTCTTAAAGCTTGTTCTTTTGCTCTACGTTCTTCGTGATATTCATATTTTATTTGGTTAATTCTTTTACCAGCTCTATCACTTACTTCAGAAATCTCTTTATCTAAAGTATCATTATCTACAGGTTCATTCGTAGTTTCTACTTTAGGTTCTTTTCTATCTTCTTCAGGTCTTTCATCAATAACTTCTACCTCAATATCTTTTGGGGTTTCAGTATTGATTTCACTTGCAACACCAAAAAATTTATCTTCTGATGTTTGTTCTGATACAGGCTCTACGTTTGTATCTATGACTTGTTCTATGCTCTCACTCATGCTCTAACTACTCCTGTTGGATCATCTACTACTGCTTCCACAGTATCATCGTTAATTAAACGAAACTCTTTACCATACATTTTCATTCTTGTACCTGAATAAGCTCTAAATATTACCCAATCACCTTCTTTACACCAAGGTCCAGTTGGAAATCTTTTTTTATCAGCGTAAGCTTCTGTGCCTAGTTTTAAAACATACCCACAAATATTAGAGGTTTCTTCATCAACTCTAGTTTGACTAGCTTTAATAATACCACCATCTGTAGTTTCTTTTGCTTCAGGCATAGCTATAAGTATTTTCCAACCTTTAGGTATAGGTAGTTGGCTTTTCACCTCATCACTAGGTTCTGGCTTTTCTACGCTATCTGGTTTTGGGATATCTATTTTTTTATTCTTATCCATATTTTGCACGACATAAGGTGTCGAGTTCCTATTCTTTTAAGTGTCGTTCCTTCCAATCTAGAACTTCACGTTCTGCAAGAGCTAAACCTTCTATAACTCCTGTCATTCTTCTATACTCAGGAAAATCTTTACAACTTCCTGTTGAGATATGATCAGAACATTCATTCATTATTTCTCTTAACTTTTTAGTTAAGTAAGAAGATAGTGATTGCTCATTTATATCATTACTCATTCAGTTTGCTATCATCGACTAAATCTTTAGCGATGTCAAGACCTTTTTTATAATCATCTAATACTTTATCTTCTGATTTCTCTTGTCTATCTAGCAAATCGCTAGCAATCTGCATACCTGTTTTTAAACCACTAGCTTCTTGTTGAGCTTCAATTCTTTTTTCTTCTAGCTCTTTATTAGCTACAGCTTTAGCAGCATCTACAGCAAGTTTACTTTGATCAATCTTTAACTTACCTTCAACTTGTTTCTCTTTAATTTCAAGTTCTTTTTGTTTAGCAAGTATTAATGGGTCTTGTGCTTGTTCTTGTATTCTAGCCTGTTCTGCTTGTGCAGCATTTGTAGTAGCTACTCTTTGTGCTGCTTCAGCTACAAGAGTAGATATTCTTTTCTCAACATCTGCAGGTAAAGGTTCACCTGCTGGTGGTAACTCTATACCCATCTCTCTTTCAACTTGATCTCTAAACTGCAATGAAAGATGTTGCATTATATAATCTGATCCAGAACTTTGTATAACTTGTGCATTTGGACTTTGTTGTACTTTTGCTTGTACATTTGGGTCTTGTTGTGCAGCTACTAATGTATTGATATGAGCTTCATGGTCTTGGAACTCATAAGCCTGTACAGGTTTACCATTAAGAATATTTTGTACTGCAGTAACTGGATCAACTGGTTGTACATCTTCTTGTGGTGGTACTATCTTATCTGCATCTTTAATACCCAATACTTCAAGCATTTGTCTATGCAACTGACCTAAGTCATATAACTGTGGTGCTTGTTGTGCTAATTGCATAGCAGCTTGATATTGCATAATTCTTTGAGCCATAGTTGCTGCATTAGGGTCTGATACTGGTAATACATCTACTCTAGCATCAAAATCTTGTATTGCTATTTGTTGCCCTTCTTCTACTTGATATGGATAAGATGGGTTAGTAAAGTCTTTAATAACGCCTACAAGTATTTCAAACTCTCTTTTCATAGACGCATGAAGTCTAGCTTGTACAGCAGACATAACTTTCATGTTTCTTTCTAATAATGCTAATGTTGTACCAACAGGTGCTTGACTATTCATATCAGATACTTTCATATCAGATATACTGGCAAATCTTTTGCCTTCTTCTACTATATTTCCTAATAGTTGAAACAGCGTTCCTGAAGGTTCTTTATATGGCAAGAATGTAATATTGTCTCTAATAGCACCACCTGGCACATCTACATCTCTAAACTCACCAGGCATAATAGGACTATCATCACCTTTAATACGCAATCCTCTAGCTTTTAAACCACCTGGTAAATTACTTAAAGTACCTGCATCTACAAGCTGTCTAAGTATTGATGTAGCTGATTTAGCTAATCCACCTATCATATGAATCAATCCAAAACCATAAAAACCTAGTCCTGGCAAATATTGATAGTGAACAAAATGCATCCTTCTTAATTTAGCAGGATCATCTTCATAATAATTTCTTCTAATGCTTAATATAATGCCAGAAGGATTATCTATCGTTACTACATAAGGCAACGCAATACCTGTATCTTGACCATTAGCATCTTTATCTTCAAATCCTTTAAGGTCTAAATCTACCTGCATTTCTAAGATAGTATGACGTGTATCATAGTCATAACTCTCTGATTCACCTGTCATCTCATTATATTTCTTAGTAATATCAGATGATGATGGTGTAGCATCAGGTAGCTCTATATCTCTATAAAAACCATTGACTTGCATCTTTCTTATATCATTAGATGACTTTTTCATTACATGAGTAGCTCTTTCGCAAGTTTCTAAATCACTTGCTCCATAATTAACTACTACATCTTCAGCAGGTACAAATATACCGCTTGGTCTATTTAGTGTTGGATCAAAGTAAACTTTTCTAAATGCTGAACCTGCAAGTGG